TTTAAATCAGTTCCTTCAGTCTTAACTGTAAACATCTTTTCTTCGCTATTTGCTTGACTTTGAAACTTAAGACGTTGAATATTAGTGACGCTTGGCTGCATGGTGATATTCCAATTGGCACCTTTAAACTTTACAGTCTTCAACTTTTCATTGACAGTCTCAGTTGTCATAAAACGATAATCGTTCTTAAAATCGCCGCCTGCATTTTCAAAATGCAATCCTACTGGTACTGCATCACCATTGCGTTGTTGTGTTACAACTGTAATAGTTTCATTTTCCTTATATTCAGGAATATTAAGAATAGTATTGAGTTTTGTCAAGTTTGGCATACCAAACACACCACTAAATGCTGCATTTACAGCATTAAACGTAGCATTAAGAATAACGCTGCGATCATCGCTTACGCTTTCAATAATTGTACTTTGATCTGTGCCAGTAATTTTAATTGTGTCAATAACACCAAGTACTTGTGTATGTGCAACAATATCTGTAAGAAAATCTTTCATGTATCACCTTTACTTTTGTTTAATTATAGTTTATATAATTTTAGATGTCAATAATTTCTGCAATACTTCCATTAATTTTTATACGTGGAGCAAGAGTGCCAGGTTTTTTAATGCAAATATAACTAGCACAAAATTCTCTGATTTCACATTTTTCTATTTCATAACCAAAATCTTTTAACTTTTCTATCAAACTTTTATAATCAATTACACTAAATATTTTAGTAAATGTTGCCTTAATTGCCCAATGTTGATCGTATGGTAAAAAATTAAAAATAAATTTACCGCCACTTTCTAATAATTTGTAAACTTCACAAGCCCAATTATAAATGTATTGTTCATCTGCTTGAAAAAATTCATTGAAACAATAAACTAGTCCAAATGATTCTTGGGGCAATTGTGATAAATTGTAATCTGAAACAACATATTTTCTTAACCTTCTAGTTGAATAAAAATCGTTATTTAAAACTGATGCTGCTTCATCTAAAATTTCTTTGAAGCGATCAACAACATAAAGTGGTTCACTTGCAACAGCATATGGTAAAAATTGTCCTTTCCCAGGGAAAAGTTCTAGAGTAGGATTATTGTTAGCAACATTTTTTGTAATTAAACTAGTTAAAATTTCTATATCTGAATTTTGCAATTTATTATCATTTACAAAATTTCTACGCTCTTCTAAATTTTTTAAAACTAGTTTATCAGCCATATAGCGACTTTTGGCTAACATCCGTAGCTTTCCATGCAATAATGTATCATCTAGTTCAATTAATAACTTATTGAATGCACGAATTGTATTTTCAAAATTTCCTTGATGTTCAGCATATTCTATATAAAATTTTTTATAATCAAGTATTTTTTGATACATTTCATATGCTTCTAAATCGTCCATATTAAACCTCAAAATCAAATAGGCTAGTAAACGTGTTAGTAATATTAGTAGCATTGGTAATATCCCAATGCAGCACATCAAGTAGGTTTTCTACCTTTTGTGTAACAATAGTATCTTCCATTAGGTCTTGGTCAAATGGCATATCTTTAAACCACTGTGGAATACGCGACTCATCAGTTGGATACCCAATACTAGTTAAACCAAGTGGGTTATCGCGTAGTTTACATACAATAGTCTTCATACCATCTACAATTTCAAGCGAACGAGAATCACTGTGCATTTTGCGGAGATTATTCCAGTTAATCGCCGCACGAACATGGCCTGGCATATTTGCCTTGCCTTGTTTTTTTTCTAGATTACCATAGTAAGTTAGCCTATTAACACGTTTTGGGGTTCCTTTTTCCCAACTTGGTAAGTCCTTAAACGTATATTTAAACTGGCGAACCTCTTCAATAATTTGTTCACGCTCAGCACCATCCAGTACTTTCTTTAAAATATCGGCAAGAAAATCTTGTACAATTTTTGGAGTATCCGACCGTTTAAGATCAAGACCCATAGCTTTAACTTTGCCAGTTTTGCCATCTACATCTAATCTCTTACTTTCAAGGTCAAAAATTAACACAGCATAGCGTTTCTTAGTAATAAACAATCCACGAGAAGCAATAAGTTCACGTCCACCTTTAATAATAGAACCAAGTTCTGGTGTGGTATGAAATGCTTCATACATAAATTTTGGAAATGTTTCGTTTACCCGCTCGCCAATACTATCATAGAGTTGAATACAAATTTCTTTATTCCACTCCATGCGACCACTTTCAACTTCTTCTTTAATCACTGGCCACGCACTAAAATACACAGAATCAGTATCACCATAGATGATTGATTTGCCAACATGATCATACTCACCAGTAATGAGTTCATTAACTGTTGCATCCATGTGCTTTGCAATTGTGCGACCGCACAGTGTAGTACTTTGTCCAATGCGTTGGTCAAAGAAACGGCAACCTGCATTAAGGATAGCGCCATATAGTGAGTTCAAGTTAATCTTCTTAACCAACTGACGTTTATCCCAGAATGCAATCTCTTTTGCATCTTTTGCGTCTTTTTTCTTGGCTTGCAGTTCTTTACGCTCACTATACCAACGCTCAAGCAAACTTGGAATAATTCCTTGATGCTCAAGATTGAAAATAGTTCCATTGGCACTCAATGCCCATGGCGCATAGTTGTCAAAAATCATATCATATATTTGTGCAGCACTTAATACTTCACTGCTGCCATTTTGCCAGTCAATAGTAATTTCGGTGCCAATATCACGCCGCATAACGGCTTCATATTCTAGTGAAGCAAATAAACCTTCCCACGCAGCAGCAAAACTTTTGCCATCGTCTACTTTTTCTTTAAGATGTGCTTCCGTCATGATTGGACGTAGTTGACCAATGATAGTTTCTGGTCCCATATTAAGTGCACGAATTGTAGATGGATACAGTGAGTTAATATCAATAGCACCGATCCATTCGTGAATGCCCTTTTTTGGATATGCCACATATGCACCAGCAACCTGTGTGTTTACCTCTTCAGTTTTTGGGCGACGATTAGGAACAACCATACCACGGCGATGTGCTTCATTAATAATTGCTTGATCTGTCACTGCAACTGCACCCATTGTAGTTTGGAGCAACACTGTATTATCATGCGCAATTTCGTTTGCCAAATCAAGGAAGCGTAGTTTCTTATCTAATTTATTAAGAAGTGCAACGTCTTGACGAGAGTATGCAATGAATGTTTCATAGTCACGATTGTATAACTGGTCAAGCGAACCTTCGTACACAGTTTTTCGTTCATTTAATTCATATTCACCGATAGCATCGAGACTATAACTATGGCGTTCTTCATATGTGTATTTTTGATATAATAACATATAATCTAGATGAACTCGTCCAACTAAATCAAATGTTTTACTTGTTTTGCCATACTTTTCATATTCACGTTCTTTAGGAAATTGATCCCACAAACAAAAACGACGAGTATCATCTTTGCTTAATACACGTGCAACACGATTGATCGTGTATGGAATATCAAACCCTTCACTGTTCCAACCGCTTAATACATCAGCGTCATCAATAAGTTCTAGAAAAGTAAGTAGCAATTCACGTTCGCTGTCAAAGATAAAAGTATTTTCAAAACGTGATGCAATACGATTTGCTTCTTCCATACTCATGGTTTTTGGTGGCATAGCAAGTGTAATTAGTTGGTCAAGCCAATCAAGATAAAGCGTAATTGCTGTAATTTTGGTAAATGGATCATCTGGGGTGCTGTAGCCACGGACACTATCAAAGTCCGTTTCAATATCAAAGAACGCGGTTTGTAAATGTGGCGAATCTTTGCCCAAATAATTTTCTTCTAAACAACGAAACGTTTGGTTGATGTCGGCTTCATAAAGTTTTTTACCAGCATGTGCCGTGAGTTCCTTGCGAAAATCACGACCACTGCGGCAAGATACACGACGGACAGGAGTATCATAGATACTCTTGAAACTTCCGTTACCATCTTCATAGTAAAATACATAATTTATAGGATAGTCTTTGTAGATGCGTTTACCATCTACTCGCTCAACAACGAATACTTTTTCTTTCTGTCGGTCAAGTAGTGCATCTACATATGCCATTATTGTTCGTTATCCAAGTTGTTGGTGCTGTTAAGAATGCTTTCAATGATATCAAGGTCTTCACGAGCCTTGTCAAAGTCACGCTTCTGTGCCATCTTAATTGCCTTCTTAAGAAGGTTTGGCTTGATATTCATTTCTTCTGCGATAGCACTAATAGTATCGTTAAGTCCGCCTGTCAAAACCTCTACTTCGGTCATTACAGACATACTTTCGCTCATCAATTGCTTAAGTTTCGTGCGTTCCTCTGCACTAAAATTCCTAGTCGCCACTTTCTTCTCCTTGCTTGTAAAGTTCTAATAGGGTTTGGTATTGCTCATATGCATCCTTAAGTGTAGGATACTTTTCTGTAAAATATGGATCATCTGCGATAATCATCATCTTATCTGCAATCATCATAACAGTTTTATACAATTTATCAAGATTTATTTCATTATGATTGGTTCTAATAATTGCATCACCTTTATCAACTGGTGTAATTTGCAATTCTCTACCAAGAATTGATACTGATGGACTTCCAGTAGTTCCCCAACTCATAGAACCGCTATTTGTTAGATATCCAGCGCCACCATTACCACCGCCGCCTCCACCACCAGAAATTGTATATGTTGTAGATGAACCAGTAGCACCGATTGGTGGTGCAAATGTTGTATTAGACGGATTTTGGACGGTTTTTACGATCATGCTTCATTTTAGCAGCCATCGCATCGGGTGTCAATTTGTATTTTGCAATAAACGCATTGTGTAGGTCTTTTGGATCAACCTCAAACTCACGGCATATTTGTTGCATCATACTATCAATGCCATCATAGTCAGTGCGTTCTGCGCCATCAAGTGTGCTTGCAAGACGCTCAACAGCGTTTGCCATATTCATCTTATCACTACCTTGAACAACAGTATCATATTTCCATCTGGCCGCAAGCAATCCCCTCGCACCAGCACTTACAGGATGACGACCTTGTATTGTAGTACTCATTGTTGCTTCTGTAATTTCACTTATGCGCATATGTTATTTATCGGTCAACTGCCATACATCTGATGTAAATAAAATACTACTATCTGTTTTTCTATATGAATCATACATTTTTAATTTTTTAATTAAAGCTTCTAATGAATTAGTATGTGCAGACATTTGTAATTCACCCACGGCTATTTCAAAATCTTTTGCCTTTATATTATTATGATTGCTGTATTCATCAATTAATTTTGTTTTAATTTTAATTGGTAAATTTCTTGCTGCATAAATTAATGGTTTATTAAGGGAATTTAACACAATGTCATTAGTTAGTTCATCTTGTATAATCTTATAATCTTCAGCAAAATATGTTGCATTTAAAATACTATATGTGTAAATTACACTAACTTTTGTATTTTTAAATTTAGAAATTTTTTTAAAATTATTTTTTATAATGTTATAATCACCGGGCCATCTAATAACATGCAAACGATCATATGTTCCATCTACACTAAAACTTATTTTACAAGATTTAAAAGTTTGTAATAAGTCAGCAATTTCATCATTAATAATTGAACCATTAGTATAAAATGTAAGAGATATTTTTTGCGAAAATTGATTTTCAATTAAAAATTTTAAAAGAGATAAAGTATTTTTACTATACATTGGCTCGCCGCCATATATTATACAGGATTCAACATTTTCCCAAAGATTTAAATTTTTATAGGGAAGTAAATTAAAAGAATATTTTTTACTATCTTCTATCCCCATTCTTAAATTTTCTGAACGCCATTTTGTACTTGAATCAGAATTGCAAGTTATACATGCAAAATTACATGTTTTATCAAATGTAACTTCAACAATTTTACTGCTAAATTTATTTTGTAATACAAGATTAATATCTTTAGGACCATCATATAAAATTCTAAAACTTCTTTGTTTAGTATTTTTATTTTCTTCTAAATCTTTGCATCTTGAACAACCATCATGCCATTTGTTTTCTAATATAGAATCACGAACTTCTTTATTAAATTCTTTGTTGTTTTCTAAAAATTTATTAAAAAAACAACATGGTCTATGCGTATTTTCATTTAATACTATTTGTGTAAAAGGCCGCCAGCAAAAATTTTTTGGTAATTTTTCCATAAAAATATTTACTAAATTTTACCATTTGGATTCATGACAGGTGGACGACCAATCTTGTCAGTTTTATTGCCAAATTTAGCAGCTTGTTTTTGTGTTTCACCTGGATGAATATCAACTGTTAGCGCATTCGCATAACGAGGGTCTTTTGCCGCCTTCTTATTAGGGGGAACTACGCCTACACCAGCGGCTTCATCAAGGTCAAATAATTCGGTTAATAACATTCAAATCACCACTTACGGCAGGACCAATAACGAGCCTTTGTGCGGGGACCTGGATTCTCACAATGGTGTCTAGCACGGAAACTTTTACGACGCTTTGGATTACTCTTCTTGATACGCATATTAGGGTCACCAAAGTTGACTTTCTTTACATTGCCAGTCTTTGGGTCTTTGACAAACACTTTGAATTTTTTTACATCGCCTCGCATAGGTTTGCTAAGTGGAACCTTGCGACCATGATATTCTGCTTCTGCAACCATTTCCTCATAAAGATCATCCATAAAGAAACGAATTTCTTCACCGTCTTTGTATAGAACAACATCATCGTCTTCTTCTTCAATTTCCCAACCCATATTATCTAACATTTTGGCAGCCTGTGCATATTGTTCTTGACTACCATTCCACCACATTTTTACCAATCGTTTTAAAGTTTGCGGATTGTTTTGTAAAGAAACTACTTCACCTTCATTAACACTTTCACCGTAATCTTTCTTATCAGTGTTTTCATCATAGCCACGGCCATAGTCTTCAATTTCTCGTGGGTCAGTTAGCTTTTCATGTTCATGTCCACCATGCGCATTTGGAACAAGTTTATGTGGATTGTGTCTGCGACCATAATAAGAGTCAGCACGACCACGATCATATGGTGAACCATGCTTATCTTCTGCTTCGTCTAGGTTTTCAAGAACCTTAAACAGTCTTTCATCACCAAGTAGAGTAATACTATCGCCACTCATTTCCATAATTTCGGTATCTACTTCTAGTATGTTACCAAACTCTAGATAAACACCATCGCCAATCGTTGGACGGTCTTCTGCTATGGCAGTAAGTTTTTCAATTAAAGAACGCATATCACTCATGTTATAAATCCTGCTATATTATTTAGACAATTAAGTATGGAAACAATGGTCTCCAATTGGTATTACGACGACGATCTAACTCATCAAGATAAGCATGAAGTTGCGCAATCTTTTCATCATCTTGTTTACAATTTACTTCTAAAAATTTTTGTAAACCTTCCATTCTTTCTACTCGGTTAGTAGATGCAACACTGTTTTCTTTCATAAAATTTATTATAGTATTAAAATCTTCTTTCCAAAGGGAATAATTAAATATTTTTGGATGTTGAAGTGGTCTACCTTGCACAAACTCAAATGAGTGATGTATTTTTCTATTTTGACTATGTTGTTTAATTTTTTTTAACAATTGTGGCATAGTTTTTATAGTCATTGATGTAATTGTAGAATTTATATTTAAATACAACCACTTTTCGTCTTGTTCTGCAGCATAGGAAAGATATTCGTCTAATAATTCTAATTTAAGTCCACTGCGAACATATTCTTGTTCTACTCCCCAACAGTCAAGACTGCACATTAAATCAAATCTTGCAATTTTTTTAGAATTATATAATTTTTTTATTTCATTTATGTATTTTAAAAAATATTTTTTAGGAGCATTAAAATTACTAATAATGTTTAATTGTAGAGCAGGATTAGGGTTTTCAGAAATAATTTCAATTATGTCATTCATAAATTTATGTTGAATAAAAGTTTCACCGCCGAGTAAGTTTAATCTTCTTAAATTTTTTATATTAGTTTTTAACCATTCTAAAAATTGTTGATATAGTTCTTCTTTATATGGTGAATAAATATTTTTTTTACTTTCTTTATCAATGTATCTATTATTTTCTGCTTCTATTTTACTACTAAATCGGGCACTGCAATAAATGCAAGCAAGATTGCATTCATTTGCATAGCTTACTTCAACAATTGTTGGAGTTATTACAGTTGCTTGGCTATCTTTTGCAAGTTCTTTGGGAGTATAACCACCTATACTATTATAGTTCATGCGGTCACTATATCCGTCTGCATTTTCTATTTCTTTGCAGTAATTGCATCGATTATTATCTGGCCATAATCCCTGTAACATTTTTTCACGATCACTTACTTTTTCAGGTAAATTATGAAAATTATTAAAATTTTCAGGTGTTAAATTTATTTGGTCAACTCGAAAACAACTTGCTGTTTGTGCAGTATTTAACCAAATAGTACTCCATGTCCATTTACTTTGACATGAGGTTGCTGTGTTGATTGGAAATTTTTTGAAGTGAAAATTATTAGTCATATAGTAGTTATGATTTTGCTTTGGTGCTCACACGAATTGGTGCCTTGCCACTGCCACCACTATCTTTACCACCACGACCTGCTGCGTTCTGTGCTTTACGCTTACGAGTAACTGCACTCTTCTTTTGCGCAGCACTCATACGACGTGCTTTAGCTGCTGGCACACATTTGGCATAACCACGCTTGCTACCGCTGGTTCCACATGGTGGATGCTTGCCACCAATTTTCTTACCAATGTTTACCCACTTGTCTTTAAACCACTTGTGAAGATTGCCGCTTGCTTCTGGTAGCACTAAATTGCCACAGTGCATGCAATAATCAACTTGTTCAAGCAACACGCTTTCTGTGATTGGATCGCATTTAATTTCTGTGCTTTCACTACGTTTCTTTTTATTCTTGACGCAGTTTGGATATGTCTTGCCAAACATCTTTTTGTTACCTTCTTTATGGTAACCTTTCCAACATGCTTCGCCAAGAACATCTTCCATCTTCATTTGGATTTATTTCCCCAGTTTTTAGCACCACTTTTACGGCATTTTACTAACGCACCACTTGCATACGCACTTGGCCATACTTTATAACGACTCTTGACTTTATAGTAGCAAGCATCTTTCTTCTCATTCATAAGACTTGCTTCATACATCAGTCCGCCGCAATGAGGGCAACTTTCTTCTACATGGTCGTGACCAGCACTGCCAACGATTTCATTATAGTTATCCATGCAAAGATAATCATGATTCTTACTTAAGGCAATCATCTTCTCGGCAACATCATGTAAATCTAGATCAGTCTTGGCATCTTCACGAGCATATTCCATCATACGAAGTAGTAGCGGAATATCTAGAGATACCGTATCAGTCTTATCAGCTTCGTTGGTAATCTGCCCAATACGCATTATTTTTTACCTTTAGGTTTCTTACCACGCTTCTTCATATTGATAGCAATAGCCGCTTGCTGTGCTAGATTTTTTGCCTCACTGATCATGTTCATGATATCTTCATCACTAACACTTTCTGCCGCTGACTGCAATGCACCTCCAAAACCTTTAAATGGAGTGGATGGTTTACTACCAGCGGGCACACGCACTTTTGGTTTAGCCGCTGTTGCTGCTTGTGGCGCTGCTGCTTTTGGCTTGCGTGGACCACGAGGAAATGGTATTTTCATACTCTTAAAGGTAGACTTAATTATCGCATCTTCTACACCCATTTGACGTAAAAACTGAACAACGGTTTTACTATCAACACTACCACCACCCTGACTATATGTAGATTTCTGCCAAGCCGTGTTCAACTTATCAGCAGTAGTCTTGTTAGCAATATTACGTGCTGCAGTGCCTACATAGTTGCCAACTGCACTTGCAGCACTTCCAATACCTTTACCAACTGCACTTGCAGCACTTCCAATACCTTTACCAATTGAACTACCGATGTCCTTAAGTCCTTGGAAAAAACCTGCTTCTTCAATTTGTTGGAAAATTACAGGGACTGCAGTTTCATATACCCAAACGCTGCGGCTACCATCATCAAGTACACCTTCACTTAGGAACCAACTTTGAATAGTTGCTTCTCTATCAATATATTCTGATAGGTTAGATGAACCCGTTGTTTCATATCCATCACTCCACTTATCTTGTGCAAGTGCTTTTCTACGGGCTGTATCTGCGGCTGTGCCTACTCCAAGATCATAGATTTTATTTCCAGTGACAGGTGGTATTTTAATACTTCTAAATTTCTGTATTAAATCTGGGTTATCACGAATACTTGTTGGATCATAACCTGGATTTGCTTTGAGAATATCATTCACACTTACTTTAAATCTCTTTGCAAGATCACTCAGTGTATCGCCCGGTTGAATAGAATAATTAAACCCACCAACACTAGGTGCTCCATAACCACCAGTTGCAACATCACCTGGATTTGCGCCTTGTGGAAGTGTTGGTCCTCTTGGCGGTAAACCACGACCTAACATGCCTTGTTGCTGATCATAATTTGGAATTGCACGACTTGTATCATTGGGTAAACCTCTACCCATCATGCCTTGTTGTTGGGAAGCAGTTGGTTGTGCGGCACCTTTTAAATAACTTTGTAATTCACGGAAAAGACCAGCAGCACCGGCAGTAACACCACCTTTAATCAACGCTGCACTTAATCTGTCACCTTGTAGCAAACGATCAGTGGCCTTAAATAAACCTAAAACAGCGATTGGTGCAACACCGCCAGTTGCTAAACCAACGCCAGCAATCAGTGCACTGTATATTAGGTTTTGTAAGATAGGGTGATTTTTAGCAAACGCACGATAAGCATAAACATATTTGGCAATACCTTCGTCACCGCCTGTTGCATCTTTAAGTTTACTTGCCATACTATCAAATGCGTTATCAAATCCTTTGACTGGTCCTAAATTACCAATCTTAGAGATAATGCCTTGATATGCATTGTTTACAGCACCTGCGGCTGCACCAACAGCATCTGCGCCTTTGCCAATTGCAGTTCGGTTAGTGCCACTTGCACGTGCGCCTTGTTCAATTGCACCAAATAGCGCAGTAATTTGTTCTGGACTTAGTTTTGCTTCACTAATCGCACGACCAGCATTATTCCAACTTTCCATTAGTGGATTAAAATCTGCTGCTTCAAATAATACTGTTGTTGTCATCTTAATTGCTTCCTACCATTTTTTTACCTGGTTTGCCTTTATCGGTTCCCATCCAATACCCAGTAAATTTTGGACCAGTTTCACCTTTGGCTTCCGTTTTTCTCTTTTTCTTTTTCTGATTATAGGTTCCGCCAAACAGAGAACCAACATTATTACTGCCCGCGCCGCCATTCATAGCACCCATTGCAATACCTCCAGCACCACTTGCACCAGCACTTGCACTTTCGCCAATTACGTGAAATCCTGCCTGTTGTTTACTTTTAACTTGAGCAGCAGATACCATAATTGGTAAACCTTGAACCTTGCCATTAGTATCTAATTTTGCCATCTTTACCATGCCAGGTGTTTGGTTTTTTCCAGCATTTGGATTTTGACCAGCTTGTTGCATTTTGTTTTGCATATTAGGTTGTGGTACGCCCTGTTGTTGATTTTGCGGCGGTTGTAACTGACCAGACTGCACATCATCTTCATGCATTTCTTCTGGATAACGCATTTCATAATCCATATAATCAAATACGCTTTCAATATAATCTGCAGCACGAGTTAGTTTACGCTGCACCCATCCATCAAGTCCACGTTCTTCGCTTACATTCTTGAGCATCTCATGTAGCATGATTGCTAACTTTGCTGTGCGATAAAGATCAGCACGAGCCATGTGAACTTCGTTATCACGTGGTTCTTCGCTATAGTTTGAACCAACTGAATATGGTTCTTCTTGACCCATAATCTCACAATCACACTCTTGGATTGAATTAATATTTTCTGGCAATTTAATCATGTATCTATTCTCAAATACTTTGAGACGAGAACTGCCAAAACGTTCCGATAATTTGCCTGCATTTTCGTAATTTTCAATGACAGGTTTGCCATTTTTAGATAAAATTTTTCCGTGTAGTGAACTATTGTAAATTTCATAAACCATAGAAATACCTCTAGATTTATTTATTCTACGCTACTGTTATAGAAATACTATGATCTTCTGAAATTATGTGTTCTAAATTACCAACGTCTTTATCGTTTAAAATTATTGTTCTTAATAAAACTTTTTTATCTTGTATATTTTTAACTAAAATATTAAAACTTTTAATATTATCTAATAAACAACTTACAAAAAATGTATCTAGAACTGCTTGATTAGAATCTAATAAAGGCATAGAACGTTCAATTATTAATTGATTGTTTACAAATATTCTATAAACAATGTCTTCCGTGCCATAATCATAAGACTGTGGCACTAATAATAAACCTATTTTAAATTCATTTATTTCTGACAATTGAATACTGAAACCAAATCTTTATATAATTTAGTGCTACGGTTACGTTCTTGCAAATTTTCGCTATTTTTTATTTTGTTTATTTTAGCACTTAAACGTCGTAAATCACTGCGTGTTATTTTTCTATTCAATTTTTTACGTAGAAAAAATAAAGCCTGTCTTTTTAGTGAGACAGGCTGTGGGTATATTGCTGTTTGTTGAAATTCTTCCCAAAGGTTTGTAACTTCGTGCCACTGTGTTTCATGCATTGCAGTTCCCCCATGCTATTCTCTCCCTAATTTTGCAAAACTAGAGAGTGTTCTTGCAACTCGTGCAAAATCTTGATCTTCATATTTGATACCAATACCGCCTGCACTTTGCCATGATGTTATATTTTTTCCGTAATCATCAACAAGGATTGCAGGTATACCATTACTAGTAGCAAACTCAGCTTTATTATGTGTTAGTTCAATATATTTTGGCATCATGCCACTAAAATGTTGATTTACCCATGAAACTTTACCTGGCGAACTACGAGAATCTCCACTAAGTGGGGTACTACAAATATAATATTCACCAAATTCTTTAATAACGTGTTGGACCAGTTGACGTGCGTGTGGTAGTAACGGTAGGTCAACCCAAAATGTAGGATGTTGTCGCACAAGTTCTAGCTTTGCTTCTGGATTGTCTATATCTTTATAGTGGTTTTTGCCGTCCAATTTGGCCCACTCACCAAAAAAATCAGCCAACACGCCATCTAAATCAATATAGCATCTAAACTTGTTATGAGCAACCATAGTTTTATTTACCTCTTTTTTACCCTCTATAACACATGCTATATCATAATTGTTATTTTGTCAAGCGATTTCTAGGCAACATTCCTCTTGCCCATTCGTTGCCTTTTGGTTTTTCTTTTGCGCTATAATTTACTACACCATTATTCCACCAAGTATATCCAGTAGTAGTTGGTTTTTGATTTATTCTTCCCAACTTCCATTCTGGTCCTGGTAATTCGGGAGCAAATAAACATTGTTCACCGTTATTATACCATTTTCGGCAACTATTGGTTTTACTTCTTCTTAAACTTGAATCTTGTTTTACTTTATGGCTATGTTTTTTACCAAACATGCCATTTGCCTTGCCAATTTTAATATATTTGTATTTTATTTCATCTGGAACTTTATATCCACTTACTCCCTCGCCGCCATTTGTGCGATTGTGTAATATACCAGTTCCTAAATCCTTGCGACCATATTTGGCAATAAGTTCTTTTTCTGCATTTAATGCTTGTTCTTCTGTAAGATTTTCTGCTATTATAACAATATGATTTTTATCTTTTGGAAGAGGTATGGAGTGCTTTTGCCAGGCTCTATTGCCTTTGCCCTTGCCAATGTAATATGGAGTTAAATCTTCTCGTATGTATTGATATACATAATAAATATTCATGCTGTTGCCCTCCTAGGCGATAGAGTAGGTGGGGTTCCAGCCCGCGACCTACATTATTATTTAGCAAATTTCCCTCTTGACAGATAGGCAGTTTGTGCTATTATAAGGTATAAATATTAGTGGAGTTTCCAATGCGCATCAAGGAAGTTATTCCTACAAATGAAGATTTTTCTGGTCAGTTTGTAACCACTGCTAATCCTGTTATTTCTCAGGAAGATACTGCTCGCATCCTTGCCGTAAAGGAAAGTGATTTCAGCGAGCCTATGAGCGGCGATGAACTTATTGAACATATGAAAACTGTTCTTGGAATGCAATAATGGCAACAGTTTTTAGAACCTGTGCGTTATTTGATGAAACATTAAAATCACATGGCAGCGCGGTTCTAAAAGCATTTACGGATTTTAAGAAAACCAAAGAAGCTAATGCAATGGCTTCATTTGGTAGCAAGGATCGCCCATATAGCGGTGATGGTCCATTGCCAAGTCATAAACCAAAACTTATACACGCAGGCATGACTTGGGATATAAGTTTAATTTATAGTTTGAGTGGTCAAAATCCACACGTAATTTCACTATACGGTTTCTTTACACACGATGAGAGCGGAACTGGAACGCCAGCAAAAGTAAAATTGCAAAAAGCATTAGTCCAGAAAATTTCTAATCAAACAATGAAATGATTAGCCAAAAGAGTGAACACGGCGTTCTACTTTGCTCACCCATTCTTTGCTTGGTTTGCCGTGACCTTTATAGTATTGTAGCGGTTTTCCCGTTGTTTTACTGACAAGCGCCCACCGACCTTTTACTTTTTTAAGTGTTTCGGTTATAAACTCGTGCGCTCTCATGATAGTTGCTTTACACTCCAACCTGTGAAACCTGAACTATTTGCCAGCGGCGTGAAATGTCGTAACGCATCTTGATAAGAATTAAATTCTAATTCTTGTGATACCTGCGTTCCATTTTGAACAAATAGTGCATAAGTTCCACGACCACCAGGATTTCTAATAGCAGGTGCTTGCGTAGGTTCAGCAGCAGGTTGATTTACAATAGCCTCATTTGGTCCCATAAAGAATAATTCTTGTTCTTGGGTATCTGGGTCAACTCTAAACAATACAACACCACGAACACCGCCAAATGTTCCGCCCCAACGAAGTTGACTGTTATTTCTTACCAAATTATTACTATATATTTTTGCTTG